CAGACAGCCAATTCCTGGATTTTCCCATTTTAAGCTATTTATAGAGGGGCGATTTCGAGGGGCGAAATGAAGCTCAAATAAAGGGGCGATTAATTAGTACCCCTATTAGAACCAAGGGGGCTATAAGTCCCTCTAAGTATAACTAAGGAGTAACCCATGATAAACTCAAAGAACTCTATCACTATACCTTTTGTGAGATTGAGAGAACAACTCGACCTTGAAAAAGATATGCGTGAGAGAGGTATCAGTCGTTTTAGAAAGCGATTGACCGACCATAAACAAAGGGGCGAGGAAAGTTTTACGAATTACGGTAAGACTTTATTAGCCAATTCTATAAGACCTTTAGCTGACGGTATACAAAAGTATACTGAAGAAGGTAAGGGTGAAAAGGGCGTTCAGCCTATTGCAAGAAGACTATTAGCAAATCTTGAACCTGACATTGCGTCATTGATTACTGCTAAGTCTATTATCAATTCAATTACAATTTCCAGGAAGTTAACTAGTGCAGCTATTAATGTTGCAAGTAAAATTGAAGATGAAATAGCGTTAAGGTCTTTTGAAGAGGGGCGACCTGAACATTATGGGATAGTTAAAGCTGACCTGGACAAGAGGTCTTTTGGCTATCAATATAAAAGACGAAAGTTAAGAGAGTCAGCCCAAAAGAATAGTTTGGAATGGCAAGTTTGGACTAGAAGTGAAAAGGTTCATGTTGGATATAAGTTAATTGAACTTATGTGTACAACAACAGGACTTTGTGATGTTCAGACAGTCATTACTCACAAAAGAAGAGAAAAGAAATTAATCCCTACTGCAAAAACTTTGGAGTGGATTAATAACAGGAATGATTTTCTTGAAGTATTAGCACCTGAATATTTTCCAACTATTGTACCACCTCGAAGGTGGGAACAAGGAAAAGCAATTGGTGGTGGATATTATTCGAGACATATCAAACCTTTAAGCTTAGTTAAGTATCGTAAGAGAGAAAACTTACAGCAACTTGAGAATGTTGAAATGCCTTTAGTATATAAAGCCGTCAACGCTCAACAAGATACACCATATAAAATAAATGAATTTATTCTTGATGTCTTAGATAAGGCGTGGAGTAAAAACATTAGTATTGGTGGATTGCCAAAAGCAGAACTTGAAGAGTTGCCTGTAAAACCTCACGACATAGATACTAATAGCGAAGCTCGTAGAGCGTACAGACAAAAAGCAGTTTTGGTTCATACTGAAAATGCTAGACAAAAATCTAAAAGATTATTGTTTGCAAAAGTAGTTTGGATTGCAAAAATGTTTAGAGATAGACCGTTCTATCACGCTCACACTTTAGACTTTAGGTCTAGATGTTATCAAGTGACTAACTATTTAAATGGACAAGGCGTTGACTTTGCGAAAGCCTTACATTTATTTGGGACAGGCAAAAAGATAACTGAAGAGAATAAAGGCGATTATTGGTTAGCTGTAACAGGTGCAGCTCTTTATGGATTAGATAAAGTAACAAGAAAAGAACAAGTAGAATTTATTGAAAGTAATTTCGATTTGTTTAACAAAATCCAGGAAGACCCATTTACAAATAGAGAATGGGAAAAAGCTGATAAGCCTTTTCAATTTCTTGCGTGGTGCAAAGAGTGGGTTTCATTTAAGAATGTAGGTTACGGATATATAAGTAGTTTTATTTGTAATCAAGACGGTTCTTGTAATGGAATACAGCATTACTCAGGAATACTAAAACATACACCATCTGCAAAAGCTGTAAACTTAGCACACTCAGATAAACCTGAAGATGTTTATACAGTTGTCAAAAACAAAGTTATAGAAAACTTAAAAGCGAATACTGAAAGTGAGTTAGCTAAACTTTGGTTACAGTTTGGTGTCAAAAGGTCAACAGTAAAGAGGGCTATTATGACTAGTCCTTATGGTTCTACAAGATATTCTTGTAGTGACTTTGTTGATGAAGATTTAGTTAAACGAAAAGACCAAGGGGAAATGCACCCTTTTGGAAGTTTAGCTTTTCCTGCTTGTACTTTTTTAGCAGGAGTAATTTGGGACAGTATGGGTGAAGTTTTATCTTCAGCTAGATTAGGAATGTCTTTCTTACAGCAATGTGCAAAAGTTTTATCGAAAAGTGGACACGCTATTCGTTGGAACAATCCTGTAGGATTTCCGGTCATTCAAGATTATCCTGAATTTAAATCTATGAGAGTTAAGACTAGATTGTTTGGTGAAGTTATCAAACCTAGAATTAATGTAGAGACAGAAAAGTTTTCTGTTTTAAAAGCAAGTAATGGGCTACCCCCAAATTTTATTCATTCGCAAGATTCTGCTCACATGATGTTAGTAGTTTGTAAAGCGTATGATAAAGGGGTTTCACATTTTTGTAATGTACATGATAGTTTTGGGACGACAGCAGCAGACAGTCAAATTTTAGCTGACACAATTAGAGAAACGTTTGTAGAAATGTACTCTACTGATTGTCCGTTAGAAAGTTTTAAAACATCAATACAACCTATACTAACAAAACAACAAATCGAAAAATTACCAACTGTGCCTGAAAAAGGTGACTTTGATATAAACGAAGTTATGCACAGCGAGTTCTTTTTCGCCTAATAGTACCCCTATTAGAACCAAAGGAGTAAAACTATGGACAAAGACGAATGGTTTGAACATTGTCGGTTCATACCTCTAGACCAAGCAGTAAGATATGTGGGACAGGGGTATATAATTGAAGAAGAAAATGAGGAAAATACAGATGAAGAATAATAATGTAAAAATAACTACACCAAAAGGAATTGCTCAATATCCGTGGCTAACAACTGCTGATACTAAGTTTTCTGAGATTGGTGAGTTTAAGACAAATCTTATTCTAAGTAAAAGCGAAGCTCAGTCAATTGCTCAAGCAATAGACAAAGCTTATGCTGATAGCATTACTCTTGCAAAAGAGAAAGCTAAGGGTAAGAAAGTTAAAGAAGCAGACAAGCCTTACTTTGATGAAGTTGATGATAAAGGTAACCCAACAGGTAATGTTATTTTCAAATTCAAATGTAAAGCTAAAGTCACTACTAAAAATGGTGACACGTTTGATAACAAACCTGCTATATTTGACGCTCAAGGAAAACCTATGCAGAATGTAAATGTATGGGGTGGTAGTCAAATTAAAGTGAGTGCTGAATTAATTCCGTACTACACTCAAATGGTAGGTGCAGGAATAAGTATGAGACTTAGAGCTGCTCAAGTTATCGAACTAGTTGAAGGTGGCAGTAATTCTGAAGGTTACGGTTTCAAGAAGGAAGACGGCTACGTCCACACGACTGAAACAAAATCTGAGGAGTTGAGCAATGAAACGAAGACGCAAGTTTCCACCGAAGACGACTTCTAATTACCGTTCAGGATTAGAAGAGCAGATTGTTCAACAATTGAAAGCGAGTAAAATTGATTTTGGATATGAAGCAGAAAAGATACCGTATATTAAACCTGAAAAGGTTCACAAGTACACGCCTGATTTTATTTTATATAAAAAGGTTGGTACGCCAATGTATATCGAAAGCAAAGGACGTTTTTTAACGGCTGACAAACAGAAACATATTCTGTTACATAAGCAATACCCTGACCTTGATTTAAGGTTCGTCTTTAGTAATTCGAATACAAGAATTTCTAAGAAGTCTAAGACTACTTATGCTATGTGGTGTAAAAAGCATGGATTCAAGTACGCTGATAAATTTATACCTAAAGAATGGTTAAAGGAAGTCAGGACGAATTAGAAAGGAGTTTTTATGGGTAATTAATATACCTCTGTAAGCCCTCTATTAATTTAGGGGGCTTATATTTTTAGACAAAAAATTTTTAAGGAAATATAGATATGAGTAAAAGTGATTTTTTATATCACGCACCATGTACTGAATGTGGCAGTAAAGATAACGTTGCCGTTTATTCAGACTCACATGGACATTGTTTTGGCTGTGGTGCATACTTTCATAACTATCAGAATGAGGAACAACCATTGGAAAAAGTAAATACAGATTTAATTAAAGGTGAACATAAACCTTTAGTAAGAAGACAAATTAATCAGGAAACAGTAAACAAATTTAATTATCAAATTGGTAAACATAATGGGAAGACTGTACAAATTGCAAACTACTATGACAATCATAGAAATTTAGTTGCACAAAAATTAAGATACCCTGATAAGTCTTTTCAATGGATAGGTGATAGTAAGAAAGCAACACTATTCGGACAAAACTTATGGCGTGACGGTGGTAAACTTGTTTGTATAACTGAAGGTGAAGTTGACGCAATGAGTTTATCTTCGATACAAAATAATAAGTGGGCTGTTTGTAGTGTTAAGACAGGTAGTCAAGGTGCAAAGAAAGATTTACAACAACAATTAGAATGGTTAGAAAAATTTGAAACCATTGTGTTGATGTTTGACAATGACGAACCTGGACTTAAAGCAGCTCAGGAATGTGCAAAATTATTTTCGCCAAGTAAAGCGAAGATAGCACAACTTCCATTAAAAGACGCTAACGAAATGTTAGTACAAGGTAAGACAAAAGAATTAATAGATTGTATGTGGGGTGCTAAATCCTATAGACCTGACGGAATAGTTTCAGGTACAGATATATTTGATTTATTAATTAAAGAAGATAATAAAGATAGTGTCCCTTATCCTTTTGAATGTTTGAATACAAAAACATTAGGAATGAGAACAGGGGAACTAGTAACAATAACTAGTGGAACAGGACAAGGTAAGTCACAATTGTGTAGACATATAGCACATCAATTAATTTCTAAAGGTGAGACTGTTGGATATATTGCTTTAGAAGAAAGCATTAAGAGAACAGCATTAGGTGTAATGTCAATTGATTTAAAGAAACCTTTACACTTAACGAAAGAAGGAATTAAGAAAGATGACTTTAGAAATAGTTTTAATCGAACAGTTGGTAGTGGCTCTATGTATCTATTCGACCATTTCGGTAGTACCGAGTCTGAAAATCTGTTATCCAAAATTCGTTACCTTGCTAAGGGTCTTGGTGTACGGTGGATTATTCTTGACCATCTTTCTATTGTTATTAGTGGACTAGAAACTTATGACGAAAGAAAACTAATTGATATGACTATGACTAGACTGAGAAGTTTAGTTGAAGAGACAAACATTGGATTGATTTTAGTTTCTCATTTAAGAAGACCTGACGGTAACAAAGGATATGAAGACGGTTTACAAACTTCTTTAAATTCTTTGAGAGGGTCTCATGCGATTTCACAATTAAGCGACCAAGTTATATCGCTTGAAAGAAATCAAAATGATGAAGAGAATAGAAACTATACAACAGTACGTGTGTTAAAGAATAGACACACAGGAAATACAGGTAAGTGTGGTACATTATATTTTGATGAAGACACTTCTTGTTTAGTAGAAACGAAAGGAACAAATGACTTTTGATTTAAAACGTAGACTAAAAGATGACGACACTTGGTATCTCATTGGTGAGATAGCAGGTGCTATTAATGCAGCTAAAAAAAATCCGTTGCATGATGTCATTCTTTCTCTACCTAATAAATACAAAACTCATGCTGACATTATTTTAAATGAAATGATTCCTTTTGAAGAAGCAGCGTTCAGAATACAAACAGAAAAGGCAACATTGCATTAATGATAAAAAAACTTTTATGGTTTTTCTTTATCTGCTTTCTAATTACTCTTCTGTTTTCTTGTACAAAAAATAAAAAAGATTCTAATATAATTTTAAAATTAGGAAGAACAATAATAACAAACGGAGTAGACTTTAAATGAAAAAGAAACCAAGTCCACCTTTAGTAATTGGCAACAAAAAATTTTTTAAGTATAAAATTATTTGGGAAGATATTGTAGGGGACTCAACTTTAGCAACTAGTAATGAATTTGCTAAGATGACTTGTGCTGATATACACACCGAGTGTTGGGTATTTGATAAAACACCTGACTATGTATATTCGTTTGCAAGTTATTATACTTCTAATGGTGAATTAGAATTTGGGGATAGAAATATTTATCCTCGTAGCGTTATAAAGAAAATGATAAGGATATAAAATGAAAAAAATAATAGACAAGATAAGTGTATGGTCTCTATATTATAGAACTGAGATAGTTTATTTTGTTCTTGGATTTATAGTGGGGGCAATAATTATATGAAATATGTTTTTGATATAGAAACAGACGGATTATTATTTGATTGTACTAAGGTTCATTGTATTGTCTTAAAAGATATAGACAAGAATGAAATACTTACACCAACAGTCGACCAGGGATTAGAACTTTTATCTAATGCCGAGTACATTGTGGGTCATAACATAATCAAATTTGATATTCCTGTATTAAAAAAATTATATGGGTTCAAAACTAAAGCAAAAGTTTTTGACACACTTGTTGCAACACGGTTAATATGGTCTGACTTAATGGACTCTGATATGAGACGTGTACATAATAAAAATTATCCTAGAAATTTAGTGAACAAACATTCCTTAAAAGCTTGGGGTGTTAGATTAGGAGATTATAAGCAACAGATAGATACAGATTGGAAAACATTTACTAAAGAAATGTTAGAGTATTGTATTCAAGATGTTAATGTAACACATACTTTATATGGTAAGTGTTTAGAAAAAATTAATTATTTAAATACACTTACTCAAAATCCTAAACAATCTTTAGAATTAGAACACCAAGTTGCTGAGATAATAAGTCAGCAAGAACAGTATGGAGTTTTATTTGATAAAGATTGTTTAGGATT